ACCGCCTCGGTCACGGAAACCATCACCGAAGCCAATGGATCGGTGTCTCAGTATCGCTTCACCAAGGTCATCCTGAAGCTGGATGACGCCGGTAACTACGTCGGCGACGCGAAGGTCAACCAGGCCGTCAGCGCGTTCGCCTCCCGCCGCCTCAAGGTCGCCTGATCGCCATGTCCGAACCCACCCTTACCGTGACGCAGTCCGGTGCCGACCCGGCGCCGGCACAGGCCGCACCCACTCCGGTCGCACCGGCCGCCCCGACGCCGAGCCAGGAGTTCATCGCGAAGGCGAAGTCGGAGGTCATCATCACCGACCAGAAGGGACGGGCCATCGTCCTCCGTAAGCCGGGAGTGCTGGCCCAGTACCGCCTGGTGGACATGCTCGGGCATTCGGCCTCTAACCAGGCCTACATGGGCATGGTCCTGCCGCTCAGCTATGTCGGAAGTATCGATGGCGACGACGTCTCCATCAGCACGAAGCGCGAGCTGGAAGCGCTCATCGTTCGCTTGGACGAAGGCGGCATCTTCAAGGTCGCCGAGGCCGTTCAGAAGCACTTCGGTGAGCAGGATCCGGAGGCGGACAAGGAAACGCTAAAAAACTAGCGACGGCCCCGACGATCAAGGAGTGTCTGTGGCTGGTAAAGAACGGCGTTCCTTTCGACGTGGCCTTTTCGCTGGATGACACGACCCGCGGTGCCTTTTCGATCGCCTTCAGCGAGATGGAAGGAAGCAAGTTCGACTGGGACACCATGGCGTTTGAGGAGCCGAAATGAGGTCTTTCGACAGCTTCGGCTCATTCGAGCAGCACCTGCTACGAGTGGGTGCGGCGACGACCATCGCTCTGCACCTTGGCGTCAAGGAAGCGACGGAAGAGATCGAGAAGGCTGCCAAGGCTGAGATCGGCGTCTATCAGGACGCTGTCCATAGCGACATGGGCGGGGCCGGGACGATAACCAGCGGCGTAGGGCTCATCCCCTCCTGGGCGCAGCTTGCCGAATCGACCGAGCGGAAGAAGGAGATCATGGGATTTCCGCTGGATGCCCCGCTGCTCGCCACCGGTGAGTTCCGAGACACGATCACAAGCGAGGTTATCGGCCTCAAGGGCGTCGTCGGAACCACCGACGAGCGTGGTGTCTGGTTCGAACTGGGAACGCCGCACATGCCGCCACGCGCGGTGTTCGCGCCTGCGGCGATTCGGCTCGAAAAGAAGGTCTTGCGGATACTCGAAGACGCGGCGGTAGCAGGCGTTATCGGCGGTGACTGGCTTCATGCCCCGTTGTCGAAGGACTGACAGCGGTTTCGTCGTCTCTGGCATGCGCAAGAGCCAGGAGAGCGATGACAGTCAGGAAGGCAACTTGCCAGGCCGTGCGCTTCCGCTTCGCTGATGCGTCCATCGTCAGATCAGGAAGACAATCAGGGTGCCGGGGACCGCAGCGATCGCGGCAAGGGCGAAGAGGATGGCGACTGGTGGCTCACCGGGTCTCGGTGCCAGGGCCTTAGCCAGAGCGTGCACCACGATGATCAGCGCGCCGACACCGACGGCTATATCGCCGAGCTGCTCCCGCACCTTGGGCCAATTCGTCTTCGATGCGGCTTTCGGCTGCACACGAGGGACCGCGTACTGGACGAATGAAAAACGGTCCGCAAACCAGTCCTGAACCCGCATTCGTAAAGGCATTCGCATGTTCGAAGCATACAAGATCGGCGTGCGCATCGGCGTCGTGGACGCCACGGGCGGCGGGATCCTCAAGATCGCCGCCCAGTTCGCCACGGCGGACAAGAACGCCAAGGGTCTATTAAGCACGATCGAGAAGATCAACGCGGCGACGAAGCGCGGCTTTGGGAACTGGGCCGATGGCGCTGCCAACGCCTACGAGCGCGCCAGGCGGTCAGCCGAGAGCTACGCAGCATCCGCCGACCGTGCTGCGCGCGCTGGCGGCATGACGGCGACAGGTGGCGGTGGCGGTGGCCTTGTGGCTATGGCTGCTTTTGCCGGTGCGCGGGGCGGTTCACCGTTCATGCTCGGAGGCCCTGGACAGCGCCTTCTTGGGGGCTCTTCTGGCGGTGCCATGCAGCTAGGCGGCCCCCGCGGTCCCGGCGGTGGTAGCTGGCCGGCGATGCCCAACTCGCCCGGCGGTGGTGGTCTCGGCCCTTCGGCCTTCACCACGGCCGGTTGGGGGTGGGGAGGCGGCGGATTCGGTGGTGGTGGCGGCGGAACTGGCTTTGGTGGTGGCTTCGGCGGTCTCATCGGCGGCCGCGCGTTGGAGCAGGGCGGCAAGGCCATGTTCGGCATGCTCGGCGGACCGATCGACAAGGCTTCGGAGTACGAGCAGTCCGTGGCTCGCTTCAAGCTCTTCGGCATGTCCGATGAGCTCAATAAGGAAGCCGTGAAGTTCGCCAACGGCATGCACATCGCCGGTACGTCGATCATCGACGCAATGAACAACCTCACGGAGGCCCAGGGCGTTTTCCGCGAGTCTGGACTGAACGGGTCTAAGGCTCTTGAGGGCGCGAAGCTTGCCGCTCCGCTCCTCTCAAAGATAGCATTCGCCACGGCCGGCCTCGATGGCGAGTCGCAAGCGAAGATGCACACGCAGAGCCTTGCGATGCTGCGATTCATCGAAATGCGCGGCGGGCTCAAGGACGCTTCTACGTTCAACGGCATCGCCGATCAGGGCTGGAAGGCCATCCGTAGTTCCGGCGGCAACGTCGACTGGGAGCAGATGCGTCAGTTCATGGCGCGAGGTGGCGTGGCTGCCCAGGGCCTGAACAACGAAGCGCTGTTCGGCAAGCTCGAGCCGGTCATCGGCGAATTGAAGGGTAGTACGGCGGGTAACGCATGGATGACGTCCTACAACCGCCTCGTCGGCGGCGTGCGCGTGCCAAACCAGGTAGCGCACCTGCTTGCTGAAAACGGAATCTGGGACAAGTCGAAGATCGAATGGAACTCGCAGGGCGGCATCAAGCAGTTCCGCGGCAATCCGCTGAAGGACATGGGGACCTTCGCCAGCGATCCGGTCGAGTTCTACGAGAAAAACATCCTTCCGATGTACGCGAAGCTGGGTATTACCTCTGCGGTGGACAAGGCTCGCGAAAACACGATGATCTTCGGCCGCACCGGCGGCAACATGTTCAGCCTGATCGATCGTCAGCTTGGCGCGATTCACCATTCCGATGAGGCGCAGAAGAAAGCCCTTGGCATCGATGACTCGGTGGCGGCGGAGAGCAAGACCTACCGCGGCACCTTGATCAAGGCGCTGAAGGAACTTGAAACGGCTTCCGTGCGTCTTGGCGCGGTCGTTCTTCCGCTGTTGGTCAAGGGCCTCAACTTTGTTACTCCTCTCATCGAGAAGATGGCGAAGTGGATCGGCGATCACTCGACCCTGACGAAGGGCCTTGTGATCGTCTTCGGCGCTCTCGCCGGACTCGCCGTCGTAGGCGGCTCGCTACTGGCCGTCGGCGGGGCACTTACCCTCATCGGTGGCGCGCTGGTGGCTGGTGGTGGCCTTGCCGTTGGGTTGGCGGCCGTCGGCACCGCTTTGATGTGGGTCTCCGGCGTTGCAGCGGCGATTGTTGCCGGTGCCGCCGCAGGCGGGTGGCTCAACGACCACGCCATCAATCCGTTGGTGAACAAGATTTCGGGCGGCAAGTACAAGTCCCTTGGGGACGCTGCTGCTGGCGACGGTAGCAACCTCACCGACGGATCCAGCGCATACGGCAAGCACGACCTTCGCTTCGAGAATTACGTCGACGGGAAATGGTCGCCTAAGCCGAATCTTGTGAAGCCCGGCGCTCGCGGCGGAAGCAGCGGCGCGATGGGTGACGTTTACGTCGACGGCAAGAAGCTCGGAAAGGTCATGGCACCCCACCTTGCCGACCAGCTCAGCGCCCCTCAGCGTGGCTCCAACTCGTTCGACTTCACCGCCACGCCGGCACCCGTCGGTATGACGCAAACACGCTGATAGGAAGTACATGGCCGCGACCACTGTAACGCTAGGCGACTTTGAGTTCGCCGGCATGGAGCTGCCCGAGAGCCTTCGGTTCGGAGGCAGCCAGGCGCTGGTGATCCATCGCCTGATCGGTGGCGCCCGTGTGGTGGACTCGATGGGTCCAGATGACGCTCCGTTGGAGTGGGGCGGCTGGTTTCGGGGCGTCAATGCACTCGAGCGCGCGCTTTACCTCGACACCCAGCGCAAGCTTGGTAGGGCGCTGACGCTGACGTGGTCGGAACTCCGCTACCTGGTCGTCATCACGTCGTACTCGGCTGACTTCCAGCGGCCGTACCAGATTCCGTATCGCATCAGCTGCGAGGTCGTGGAAGACCTCACGTCACCCGTCAACGTTATTGCTCCTTCGTCGATCGACGACGTCATGGCCGACGACATGGGCACGGCCAACGGTCTCGGTGGCCTGGTCGGCGACGGAGCGCTGTCCTCGCTACTAGGCGGTCTGGATACGGCTATCAAGGCGGTATCCAGCTTCGCCAATGCCTCGACGTCAGTGATCAACAGCGTTCTGGCGCCGATATCCGCCGTGCAGGGGCGCGTTTCGACGCTGATCGCGAGCACGGGCAATAGCATCCAGAACGTGGGAACGCTGGGTGGCGTGCTGCCGGGCACGCCGGCGGGACTGTCATCGTCGGCCCTCGCGACCCAAGTGACCAGTTTCAACACGCTGCCAAACCTTTACTCGCTTCAGAACGTCGTCGGGCGTATGGGCGCGAACCTCGGATCCGTGTCAGGTAGCGCCAGGCCGGTCACCATGTCGGGTGGCAACCTCATGGATGTGGCATCCAGCGCCTACGGCGACGCCTCTTCGTGGACCGGTATCGCGAAGGCCAACGGCCTGACCGACCCTGTCGTTGTCGGAACCCAGACCGTCGCCATCCCGCTACGGCCGGACACGGCAGGAGGCATCCTCGGTGGCTGAGACGACGAACCTTGATGCTGTTGCCGCTGTGGTGGACAAGTCGGCTGACTCGGCCCGTATCCCTCGCGGCATGGTCAAGATAAACGGTGTCGCATGCGCGGCATGGGTCGACTTTGAAATCGACAGCAACGCCTTCCACGAGGCAGATACCTTCACGGCGCTCCTGGCTATATCCAAGCTCTCGGCACCGCAGGATCTGGCGTGGCTGACCAGCCAAACGACTATCAGCTTGGAGATCCTCGCCGGCTTCCCGCAAAACCCCGAGAACTACGGCGCCGCGGATCTCACGTCGTGGATTGTGGGCAACGTAGACCAGATCGACTTCGATCCGTCGGGCCGAGTGTTGACGCTTAGCGGTCGCGACCTCACGTCGCTGCTGATTGATGCGAAGACGACGGAGAAGTGGCAGACGCAGACCGCAAGCGAGATCGCGACGACCCTGGCCGGCCGCCACGGCCTGACGCCTGTAGTGACCGCCACAACGACGCAAGTCGGTCGTTACTACCAGATCGACCACGTGTCGATGACCTCGACCGACACCGAGTGGGAGTTCCTCACCTGGCTGGCGGTGCAGGAAGGATTCGTGGTGTACGTCAAGGGCAAGGAGCTGCACTTCCAGCCGCGGGCCGATCCGGACGACGCGAACGTCTTTGATATCCAGTGGGAAGAGCCCGATGACGAATTCGGCTACTTCCGTTCGAACACAAAGCGCCTCGGGTTCAGCCGGACCCTGACGGTGG